GGCGTGCGTCACATACTCCACCTCGTGAGTCGTGATATCGTCAATGCTCGCCTCGATGCGAACGCGGCGAATCCCCTTGATCTTCTTGCCGTCGATATAGAGCGCCTTATCGTTGAACCTTGAACCCTGCACAAAGATCAGTTTTGGCACCTCGTCAAACTCAAGAACGATGCGCTTCTTGAGGTTCATACGTCCTTCCCCCCTTTCCCGAGGTCATTCGCTTAGAGCGGCTGCACAGACAATCTCAATCATTTCGCCCCGATCGTAGGTACGGATGATGTCGTAGCGGCGTCCCTGGTACCGCAGAGTCCGCTCGTCCTGGTATTCGATGGAGCGCACCTCGAACATGACCTCGGGCTGCAGACCCGCCATATGCGCGTGGTAGAACTCCGACTGCCTCACCGACCGCCGGTTGGCGAACACTTCGCGGGCCGTTTCGACCTCCCGCATCTCGCCCGTGAGCGGGTCCTGCTCAAGCGTTCTCGACAGCAGTTCAATGACGTCTCTGAACAGCACCGCTCACGCCTCCCGATACTCTTGCGACAGCGTCAGGTGCGCCTTGAGCATGTCATAGGCCCGCTCCAGCCGATCGGCGTCCGGGTTGTCAAAACCAAAGCGCGCCTTGCAGTACGTGACGATGGCCCTCTTGATGAGAGGGTCGGACTCGTCCAGCTTAGCCGGGTCCACACCAGACAGCTTGAGATCCGCCTTGGCGGCCTCGATCAGGTCCTGCACCTCGCCGTCGTAAGCGGTGGTGCCATGACTGATGCGGAGAGCCACCTTGACATCATCAAGCAGGGCCATCACTCATCACCTCAGCGAAAGTGAGCGCCGGGCACCAATCGGCACCCGGCGCCAGTCACCCACGACCACAGCCTCATTCGGCCGAGGCCTTCTTTACGAGGACAACACCGTGCGGATCAGCGAGCTTGCCGTCGGCGATCATCGTGGCCTTGTTGACCCACTCGTCGGTGTCCTCGTTAAAGTACCGCCGGAAGGTAATGGCCATATTGGAGTTGACCATATAGTCCCCCAAGCGGCACAGGATGGCCACGACGTCTCCGTCGGCAGCCTCCTCGATAGACGGCAGCAGGTCCTCCACCGCGATGACCTCGCGCCCCAGGAACCGCTCCTCGATGGAGCCGTCCAGACCGTAGTTCACACGAGCAATGGGCTGGCCGGTGCTGTCGACCATGCCAACGATGTACTTGTGCCAGTCGGCGTCGTTGAGGATCAACACCATGCCGGAGCGGTAGGAGCGAGGCATCTTGGCGAAGAGCTCCGGCCAGGTCGCATACTCCCCGAAGTCCTCCGGAGTGACCGTAACGATCTGCTTCGACGGGATGTTGGTGTGATTGATAATCCCCAGCGGCTGGCCAGTGCCGGTGCCAGAAATGATGGCCTTGTCCAGCGCCTTGACCATCGCCTCAGCAATGTTGTCAGCCACCGTCTGCTCGAAGATGGGCAAAGCCACGACGCTGGCGACGAGCTCGACGGCGACCCGAACCTGCAGCTTGTGGTAACTGAAGCTGATCGTAGCGTTTACCGTTTTCTTCTGCTTGCTCGCTACCTGGCCAGCGGCAAGCCACACAGCCGTGGGCTTAGCCGTAGACACCGGAATCTCGACGCCGCCCTGGATACTCGTCTTCGTGACCCGAGACCAGATACGACCGGTCTCCTCCATCTTCTCGACAATCCGGCTCAGAATCGTGGTCGGGATGACGGCCCCGATGTCACCCGGTAGTGTCGTCTCGTCCTGCCGAAACTCCAGAATGTCGTTCTTGACGCCCCGGGTGACGTAGTCCATGAATGCCCGGCGGTACTCCATGGTCTCGTACCGGTCGATGGCACGGGGCTCCACAGTGGCCTTCTGCACTGGCGTGGAGTCGACCACCCGAACCTCAGGAGCCGTACCGGCCTCGATGCTAGCCGCCACATCCAGGCGCTGGCGCAGCTCCTTCTCCTCGTCGGCCAGCTCCTTCAACTCCTTTTCCAGTTCATCCAAGTCAGCCTTCTCGTCCGTCTCGAGCAGATTGCGAATCTCGGCCTTGCGCGCCTCGATCTCCTGCAGACGCTTACGCAGGTTCATGTTCTCACTCTCCTTACAAGTAGGTTTGAAGAATCAGCTTGCGACGCCGTTTCTTGGCCGCCTCCGCAGCCCGGCGTTCGGCCTCCGCCTGCGCCTCGAACCAGCTCCGCGCGCTGATGTAGGTATCTTGGTACGCCGGGGTGTCCACCGCCGACACGTCCCAAATGCGCTTGAACCTTAAGATGCGGCGAGTCCGGGTGTCACGGTCGTAGCTGTCCTCGGCCACCGTGAAAGCGAAGGACATCTTGTCGATGTCGCCTCGCTTGATAAGTTCGTACAGATCCCGACCCGCCGTCGTGTTGGCCAGCTTCGCCCGCACAAGCAACCCCTCATCGTCAGGGATAAGCTCCAGGGTCTTGTTGCGGGTGCGTGCCATGACCATCACGGAATCGGAGTGGTTGTACTTGAACGGCACGTCCCGCAGATCGGCACCCTCCAGTGCTCCTCGGGCAATAACCTCGTAGTACTTGTTCCCCTCGATCTCATACATCACGGTCGGGCTCTCGTAGACGATGGCCCGACCTTCAACGATCATCTCGTTGGCATCGCCCGCCGGCTCAATGGCCCGCAGCTCGGCCATGCGGATTTCCCGCTGAGACCGAACCGCCGACCGCTCATCCCACTGGACGAGGCAGACGGCGTACCGCTGCGCCTCATCGGGAAACTCCTCCTGCATGGTCTCGTCGGCCATACAACGGTCGAGGAATTCTTCTTTGGTTTCGCCATCATTCGGCTTGGGAAGCGGCATCGCCCTCGCCTCCTTCGTTGGACGGCGCTGCGTCGTCCGTCTCGCTGGTAGGCCGGGTGTCCAGACGTCGAATCGGTTGGTCGCCACCTGGAACCGGAGCCAAGTTGAACACCTCGCGCCACTCATTCGGAGTCATGGCCCCGCGGTCAACCATTTCGCGCAGGGCCAGCTTAGTCGAAACCGAAGCATACTGCAGCCTGTTGGCCTCGAACACGATCTCGTTTCCATGACCAATTTCCCGGTCGCTGAACAGCTTGGTCGTAAACTCTAGCGACATCTGGACGGCCAGTGGCTCGATGGTGCTCTCGTAAAACGCATTCCACTGGTCCTCGGTGTAGTTGCCCATCACGATGTTTTCGTTCACGCCGAAGTACCGGAATACGGAGTCCCGCAGCTCCTTCATCTGGGCCGCGTTGATCATCTTGGGTTCGGTGTTGAGCGGGATGTACTCGGCCTTCGCGTCCAGTGCTGCAATCCCGCCACTATTGCTCACCGTCAGGTACTCCTTGACGAACCGCTCGCGCTGGGCCTCGATGTCGCTCTCCTTGAGCATCCCCTGGAACTTGAGGATGCCACGGAGTGACGCCGACGTCTTGACCGCCTGCGCCAGCCCCTCGTTGGTAGTGTGGATCGCTGACAACGTGGAGTTGATGGGCTGGTTTGGGCTGCCCAACAGGTCGTTGTTATAGTAGTGCCGGCGCAGGTGGATGACGTCGCTGTAGGGCAGCACCACAGTGCCACCCTCCATGAAATAGAACTTCACATACAGCTCTCCGGAGCTGTCCTCCAGCAGCTCCGCCGACACACAATTGACCGGGTACACGGCCACCAGACGCCCGCCTTCCCAGACGGGGTAGGCCCAGGCATTGTTGTCCATCATCAACGTTGTTACCAACTTGTACAACAGGTCGTAGGCCGACATCTTTGGGTTGGGCCTGAGCGACAGCACCCGCTCGATGTCGCTGTTCTTGACGTGAATGACCTCACCATTGACCCGGCGGATGTGTTTCGCCTTCAGCTTGGCTGCGTTGCGGGCGATGGCGTCAACGGCGGCCCGGACAACATCAGCCTCATAAGGCCGTTCGCCCCACGGGGTGAAGATGGGCGTATAGCCGGCCATGACCTTCACTTGAGTGAGCCCGGTGCGGCGGCCAAGGAAGCGTCCGAACAGCCGCTGCAACCAGTTGCGCTGTTCCACCGGCTCACCCCCTTAGATAAGTGCGCGATAATCCTCAAGTTTTTGCTGAAGCACCGTGTAAGCAATGATAAGCGCCACCGCCGGGTCGATTCGGCGGCGCCGATCAGCCGTCTTCACCGGCCTGATGTTCTCGTTCTTGTCGACCTCAACAGCCAAATTCGTAAGCGCCCACAGCAGCAGTGGGTTACGATTGTAGTTGATCCGTTTGGCTGCCAGATCCGCCCGGAGTAGCTTCATGGGCGCTGACAGCGTCTTGGCTCCCATGATTACCGGCAGCAAGTTCACTTTGTTCTGGTAGCCCAGCCTGGTCTCCATGTCCTCGACCCAGGCGGGCGAATTCCAGCTGTCGTAGCCGACCCAGTAGGTGCTGATACCGTACTCATCCCGAAGCCGAGCAAACCAGTCCGTCACATAACGATGGTCGATGCGATTGCCCGGGCAGGGCGTAATCAGCCCCCGCTCGACCCAGCGGTCGTAGGGAACCTTGTCCTCCTGGGACCGCTGCTCGATGGTGTCTCCCGGCATGAACCCTTGCACCAAGGCGTACATCTGGCCATCGGGTCGCATGACCAAGATGGCCGCGGCCGTCAGGTCCGTAGTGGCCGACAAGTCCACACCACCAATGGCGTAGGTGTCCCGCAACTCCTCCAAGCTGAACGTCGCCTCGTTGTTGGCCTCCTCGAACGTCAGCCAGGTCCCGGCGCTGGTCTCTCGGACGTTGAAGTCCTTCGTGAGCACTGTCGGGATGAAGTTGGCGTCGTTCTTCGCCCTCTCGACGTTGGCAGCCAGATCCTCATAACTCTTGATGGTACCCAGGCCGGGGTTCGCCTTCTCCCAGGCCCTAAAGTCGGTCCACTCAGAGCGGTCGTCGAGCTCGTACAGGAGCGCCAGGAACCGCTCGTCATCGACCACGCCGTCCAGCACCCGGCAGGCGTAGTCGTAGATGTCGTCGTAGATGCACTCCCGCACAAATCCGGCCGTTGTAATCATGGCCAGGAGTGGCTGCGTCCGGGCCGTCATCGACTGCCGCATGAC